GTTGTAGCTAATTTGATGAATTTACCAGATGAAATTTTTGACGGTATAACTTATGTACTAGTTCAAGGTGATACAACATCGGTTGTTGGTTTGGCTTTATCAGCTTTGCATAGAAAGATAAAAGTTATTCATTTGGAAGCTGGGCTTAGAACATATGATACTGAAAATCCATACCCAGAAGAAAATAATAGACGTATCGTTTCTACGATTGCCTCAATTCATCTTTGCCCAACAGTACAAAACGCTGAAAATTTATATAAAGAAAACATTAATCAAAATGTTTTTATTGTTGGCAATACCGTTTTGGATAACTTGATTGATTATAAAGTAAAATGCGAATACACCAACAAAATATTGGTAACAATGCATAGACGTGAAAATCATGATAGAATTGATGAATGGTTTACTGAGATAAATGAATTGGCTAAAAATCACCCAGAATTGGAATTCATATTACCAATACATCCTAACCCAAATGTTCAAAAACATAAAAATTTATTGACAAACGTAACGGTAATAAACCCGTTAGGTCATAACGATTTATTAGAGCTTTTAGTAAAAACTAGAATGGTGATTACAGATAGTGGTGGTATACAAGAAGAATGCTCTTTCTTTAATAAAAAATGCCTTGTTTGTCGAAAAGTAACTGAAAGACCAGAATCATTAGGGTTGACTAGTTTTTTGGTTGAAGAACCAGAAGAATTAAAAAAAATGTTCTCAAATCATATTAAAAACCATGTAATTAATGTTGATTCACCATATGGTGATGGAAAGTCAGCGGTAAAAATTTGTGAAATCTTAAACATCTTAACAGAGTAAGATATTTATTAAAAAAACACATGCATGAGTAAAAAACCGTCTACTACTACTACTACGACTAGAACTAGAAAAAACGAAGATATCTCAGATATTATTACAGGTTTTAACAATGGTCTTCTTTCGACTTTAAAATTTGACATCAAGCATAAAAACGAAACACAAAAGAAACTCACCCAATCAATCAAGAAAAACGATGTGACTATTTGTACTGGCCCAGCTGGTACTGGTAAAACTCTTTTGAGCGTATTTGAAGCCCTTGCCCTTCTTAAAACATGTCCAGATAAATACAAACAAATCAAATTGGTAAAGTCAATCACCCAACTTAAAAATGAAGATATGGGTATTTTACCAGGTGATGAAAAAGAAAAGCTTAAGTTCCATATGATGTCGTTTATGGACGCTTTTTATAAACTAATAGGTGAACCTAACACCAATAAATTAATCGAAGCAAATATGATAAATTTTGAGGTTTTTGGTTCCATTCGTGGTAGGTCGTTCGAAAATGTTATATTGATTGTTGACGAGTTCCAAAATATTAGTCACGATAACGCAAAAACTTTCCTTACAAGATTTTCAGAAAATACCAAAACAATAATCTTAGGTGACTGTGAACAAATAGACATCAAAAACAAAAAAGATAGTTCACTTGAACGTTTGGTTAACAGGGTTAAAAAATCACCAGTAGATGGCGTAGATGTTGTTGAATTTAATGAAACTGATATTGTAAGACATAGATTAACCAGTTACTTTATCAACATCTTCAAAGAACCAGTTGAAGAAGTCAAAACCAAAGAACCAAAGGTTGAAATACCTAAAAAATTAAACTGGAAAGAAAAAATTTTAAAATTTTTTAAGTAAACCTTATTTTTTGCTTTACTTATTAGCTTTTAACCATTAGATTGGTTATATGAAAATAGGAATTAGTATAAACGAGGTACTAAGAGACTTTATCGGTCAATTTGCTTACACTTATGACAAGTATGTTGGTGAAACAAAACTTACTTCTAAAGATGTAACCAGCTTTGATTTGATGGAGTTTTTTAAGTTTGATAGCGTTGACAAATTTAACAGTTTCCTTTATTTGGAAGCACCTCTAGAAATTTTCGGTCATGCCGACCAACTACACGATGGTTTGATGAACCACTTCAACGAATTTTTAATGGACATTGAAGACGAAGGCGAACATGAAATTGAAATTGTTAGCCGAGAAGTAAACAAAGCAATCCCATCAACCCTTTTCTTTTTATCCAAAACAGGTGCTAGACCTACCAGCATTAGATTTGTAAAATCTTACGAAAAAAAATGGGACAACGTTGATGTCTTAATCACCGCAAATCCAAAAGCTTTGGAATCAAAACCATCAGACAAAATCAGTGTAAAAGTAAAAACAAGTTATAATACAGATGTTAAAGCTGATTATGAAATAGATTCAATTCTTGACTTCATGAAAGATGAAGAACTTAGAAAAAAGATATTGAAAAAAACAATAACGACTACTTACGAAGAAATTTAAAAACATGATAGAATTCGGTGGAACAATTTACTACATTGATTTGGGTGCACTAGATAAAGCATTGGCCCCAGCTGGTATCAAACCAAACGATATCGTAAAAACAAACGAAAAGAAAATAATAAAAGATGGTGACGGTAATATTACTAGTATTGAAGAATACGAATCATCAGCATTAAGAGGTAAAGAAATTGATGCGGCAAAGTTTGAAGTGATTAGAACAATGATTGAAGTAATATTGGATTACGAAGATGAATCAGATGCTTCTTTAGGTTCTGAAAGAGCTTTAGAAACAACACCGTTGTCTTACAAATTAGCCTTTAACACTTTATACAATTACGGAATCATAAAAGAAAAAGAATAACAAACAAAAAAAACAAAAAATATGGCAGAAAATTCAAACCAATTTGAAAACCAAATCAACCAAGCTAAAGAGGTTGTTAAAAAATTAGAAAATAAAGATTTTACTTTATATTTCTTCACATTGGATACCAAAGGGAATCCAACAGCTGGTATCGCTAACATTTACGAACACGTTAAATTGTTAAATGAATTAGGATATAAAGCAGCTATCCTTCACGAAAAAAATGATTACAAATTAAAAGGAGATGCGAATGGACAAGGCATTTCTGATTGGTTAGGTGAAGAATACGCAGCGTTGCCGCACGTATCAATTGAAGGTCAACAATTAAACATTAGCCCAGCTGATTTTATTGTTATTCCAGAAGTATTCTCTAACATCATGGACCAAGTTAAAGGCTTCCCATGCAGAAAAGTTGTTTTTTCACAAAGCTACGATTATTTGCTAGAGCTTTTACCTATCGGTAAAAGATGGAACACTGATTATGGATTCCACGATGTTTTAACAACAAGTGCAAAACAAGCTAGATACTTGAACAACTTGTTCCCATCAATTAGAACGCATGTCGTTCCTGTATCAATTCCTAGCTATTTTAAAAATAGTGATAAACCTAAAATTCCAGTGGTATCAATTCTTACAAGAAATCAAGGTGATGCTGCTAAAATTGCTAAATCTTTTTACTTACAATTCCCAGTATACAAATGGATTACCTTCAAAGAATTAAGAGGGTTGCCTAGAAAACAATTCGCAAATGAATTGGCTAAATCTTGTTTGGCTGTTTGGGTTGATGACCAAGCTGGTTTTGGTACATTCCCGTTAGAAGCTATGGAATGTGAAACACCTGTAATTGGTAAAATGCCAAATCTTATTCCAGAATGGATGGAAGTTAAGGATTCTGAAGGAAACTATTCAATTAAAAATAACGGTGTGTGGACCAATACAATCATCAACATCCCAGAATTGATTGCAACATATATCAAAGTTTGGTTGGAAGATTCAGTACCTAGTGAAATGATTGACAGTATCAAAGAAAGCAAAGGACAATACACTGGTGAAAAACAAAAAGAAGTTTTATCAACAGTATATAACACCATGCTAGAAGGAAGAATTGCCGAATTTAAAAATATCATTTCTAATTTGGAAAAACAAGCTAAAGAAGCATCAGAAAAAACTAACGCCTAATTAAATTAAAATACAATGGGAGAAAAAACAAATATTTCAGTTATTTTACCAGTTCATGAATTGAACGAGGAAACTAAAACACTTTTTAACAATGCAGTTCAAAGTGTTAAATTACAAACAATAAAACCAGATGAATTGGTTATTGTAGTACCTAAAGGTAGTGATGTAGCCACATACGTTAAGTCATTAGATTTTGGTGACTTTAAATCATACATAACAATTGCCGAAAACGATGGTGATACAGACTTTGCCACTCAAGTTGATTTTGGTGTTAAAACATCTAAATCAGAGTGGTTTAGCATCTTGGAGTTTGATGATGAATATGCTAACATATGGTTTAAAAATGTGGTTGAATATAGAGCAGCCCATACAGATGTTGAAATTTTTATGCCTATCGTTGTAGATGTTGATGCATCTGGTCAGTTTATTGGTTTAACCAATGAAGCTGTTTGGGCTCAAAGCTTCTCAGATGAATTGGGAATTTTAGATAACAACGCTTTGTTGGCTTATCAAAACTTTAACATTGATGGTATTGTAATGAAGAAATCAGTATACGAATCATTTGGTGGTTTTAAATCAAGCATCAAATTAACTTTCATTTATGAGTTCTTGTTACGTATGACATTTAAAGCTGTTAGAACAATGGTTATTCCTAGATTTGGTTACAAGCACGTAAATCAAAGACAAGGGTCGTTGTTTGCTTCTTATAAAGAAACTCTAAACCCTACTGAAGCCAAATGGTGGTTAGCACAAGCTAAAAAAGAATACTATTTTGCCAAAGACAGAAAAATAACGTATACTGAACAAGCTGTTTAAATGGTTAAAAGAGGACGCAAAAGAACAAACGAAATGTATTTTGGTCCAGATGAAGAAGAAGCAGTTATTAAATTTTTAGAATCAACAGACGAAACAGAAAGGAATCAGATTTTTAACGAGTGGTTGAAAGCACCACTCGATAAAATGATTGAGTCGATAATTAGAAGGTACAAATTATATAGAAAGGGTGAAACATTTGATGAACTTCATAGTGATACCGTATCTTTCTTAATGACAAAAGTACATAAGTTCGAGAGAGGAAGAGGTAAAAAAGCTTATTCTTATTTTGGCACGATAAGTAAAAACTATATTTTAGGGTTGCTTATCAAAGATGAGAAATACATGAAGCAGACAGCTTCTTATGAGGATATTTCCGAAGATTTAGAAGAGAGAAGTGACATGACTTATATTATGGATGAGGAAGTCTTTTCGATGGACACATTTATAAAAAAAGTAACGGATGGAATCAAAGAAGAACTCAATGATGAAAACCACCTACCGAAAAAGAAACTAAGTGATAACGAGAAAAAAGTTGGGTATGCCCTAATAGAAATTCTTGAAAACTGGGAAACAGCTTTCGAATCAATGAATGGTGGTTCAAAGTATAATAAAAACTCCGTATTGGAAACCATGAGAAACTATACCAATTTATCAACCAAAGATATTCGATTGGCCATGAAACGATATAAGGAGCTTTATGAGCTTTTAAAAAATCATGGTTTATAGAAAATTGCGATAAAACCAGTTTCCAAGGTATTTATAGTAAAACAAATAACCATGCCAAGAAAGAAAAAACAAGATGTAAAAGTAAACGATACTGAGTCGTTAGAGGGTCTTATGCAAGAAACCTATAATGACGCTTGTTTACAAATTACCGATGCTCAAAAAACAATTAATGAGCTATCTGCAAGTGCCACTCCAACCGATGTGGATGATTTAACTAAGATTACCAAAGAAAAGGCTGGTCTTTTAAAAGTTAAAGATTCTGCTATTAGGGTTAAATTAGAATTGGCCAAATTACAAAGTGATATTATTAAAAGTCGTGGTGATGCTGATACCGCTATTTCTGAAAGAAGTAATGGTGCAGCATCATTAAGTGATTTTAAATCAATTAGAGAAATGCTTAAAAACTCTAATACGGATAACGAAACCGATATTGATTAATCATGGCAATAATTGATAAGAAAAAAAAGGTTTTTGGTAAGATTGCGGCTGCCAAGACTTTAACAGAAGGAATGCCTAAGTTAAAGTTAAGCTCGTCATTCCCTTCTATCAATAACAATGGAGATTCCATAACTTTTCTTACCGACCTTATCAAATCTTTGGTTGGTTACGAAGCTTTGGTTAGTGCTGTTGTTGATACGCTGACTCACTCTATACCAAAAATCGAACATGAAATAAAAAAAGCTTTAAATTC